TGTGTGAAAAAATCGGCCGGCCGCCCCTCGCACAGGGGGGCATCAAGGCTCGGCTCCCCGGCAGCGTCAAAAACCACCCTTCGGCCAGACTCCTGAGATCTTCCACAGTAATCGTGAATCTTGTCATGGCATGGCTTGCAGACATACTCAAGGTTGTCCCATGAAAGCGTAATCCTCGGATCGTTCAGCGTCCTCGGAGTTATCTCCTTCAGGTGATGAACGATGAAGCCTAAGTTCTCACGGCAGACCTCGCACATTCCTCCGTCAACGGAACGCCTGTGGTCTATGTATCCCTGCCTGCACTTCTTCCAGGCAGCAGACGCATAGAAAGCCTTGGCAAATTCCTGAGCCATACATTCCTCCAGACATGCAAAAAGGGAGACACATCCGAAGATGTTCTCCCTTTGTTCAAAATCCACACTAACATAATACCACATTAAAAATTCTTTTTTTTCTTTTCTTTCTTTTCTTTTTCCCTTACTATTTCTCCCAGGTGTTTCACGCCACGCTTCCTGAGTTCGTATGTCCAGTTGAGAGAGTAGTTCACCATGTCGCTCACTGCCTTCATGCGCTTGTTCCCAACATAGAATGCTAAGAGAATGACCTTCTCGTCATCAGACGGAATCAGGGATATCATATCGCTGACATCCATGATGAAGCGGGCCTTGTCCTTCTTCATGGCTTCAATGTCCCTGTCGAGTAAGTCGATACGAGCCATGACATCCTCCATCTGGTTGCAGGGCGAAGACTGAATGTGGTCCTTGTCGTAGCGGACCGCACCGGGAAGAAGGCAGCTTTTGAGTTCATCCCTCTGCAGCTCCTTGCAGAGAATTGCCCGGTCTATCTCCCTGATCTGTCCCAGGAAGTCGAGCCCCCTTCCGTAATCGTCCCCGGTATACTGAAGCGTCTTAGCCATCATCCTCCTCCTTTCCGTACTCTTCATCCCACCATGCCTTCTGGTACCGGCAGTCGTGGCACTCGGTCTTCTTGCACTCATCGTCCGGACAAAGGAAGCAGGCGGATATAGCCTTCTGGTCCACATAATCAATGTGGAATAGCTTCTGGTAGTAGGCCTTTGCATATTCCCTTCTCTGCTTTATCTTCTGGGGTGACCTTTTCCGCTTTTCGCTCATGGCTTCTCCTCCATATCCTCGCTTTTCATTCTGAATGGTGCCGGCAACGGCATCCAAGCTATGACATCATCAATCTCATAGTATCCCCACTCACTGTCGTATTCATACCAGCCTGCCCGCTTTTTATCTGCAAAATCATATTCATCCACATCGTGCAGGTTAAGAGCATAGCCCGCTATACTTCTGTATACATAATCCGAAAAACTCGTTTTTTGGGTGACAAGATAATCCCCCTTTTTTTCTGGCAACCTCTCCGATACAGGAATCCACCTTGTCTGCTCTAATGCTTGTATTGCCATTTCGAGTGCGTCAACCTGTTCAGATATCGTGGGAATTGTATCAAGAATTTTTAATGCTTCTTCTACTGTCATTCTTCCACCTCCTCCATTTGCATAAAATGGACAGTTCCCGCTTTTTCTTTCTTCACACTCAATAGGCTGTGGTGTGACGGATGGCAAAAGACTTAACTGTGTTTGATACTCTAATATTCCCTCATTATGAGCCATCACCATATCTGCTATGCGTTCATCATCAGGCAAGTCCTGTTTTAAGTCACTCGCTAAAGAAATTGCGCTCTGTCGGCTGATAGCATCACCGCAGGTGTTCGGAATTTCCGAACGGCTCTCCTGCTGTGTGCCGTTGGCGATTGCTCTCATTGCATCAAATTCATCCCTGCTGTCTTCTGATGATTCCTTTGCGTGTTCGTAAATATGCTCTGGTATGTCTATTAGCAATTTCATTCCTGCACCTCCTGCTTATCCATCCATTCAAGCACTGTGTCTATCATGTCAACCTGTGCCACCCTGACAAGTTCCTCGTCCACATCATTTAGGAACTCATCTGGTGCAATGGCAAGCCGTGTGTCTGCAAGCCACATTCCCAGCTTGCGCCATGTCTCCCTGTACGCTTTCAGCTCTTTCAGCCACTCTGCAAGCTGCTCAAGATTATCAATATGCTCTGAATGTCCTAATGCTGCCTGCTTTTCCATTTCATCAACAAGGCTCTGGATAGCTTCGTCTAAATCCATCATGTTGTCACCTCCCCTCTAATTCTTTTAATAAATCTGTCATGTTTTCGATTGACGTTTTCAAATGATTTATCGCATATTCCCTTGATTGCTGTATGGAATACTCACTGCCTTTCAATTCAGCGTTTTCTCTGATAAGGTCGTAGCAATAATCATGTATTTCGCAGATGTTCTTAAGATTTCTGTAAGCCTTTTTGTCGTATTCTGTGTCTCCTATTGCATTTGTTGGTGATAAAAATTGCAATAAGACTTCAATCACTATATCTGTTGCGCTATTCATTCCTGCACCTCCTAACCCTCGTATGGCTCTAAATCACACCAAGCATGGACGGTCAGCTCCGTGAAACTGTATTCCTCGGAGTACCATCCCTCCTTCTTGTCATAACAAACAGTCGTGATGGCACGCTCGAAAATGATCGCTCCGTTCACATTGCCCGACACCGTAGCGATCACTCCCCATGTCTTCCGGGGGAAGCTTCTCCTCCGGGGTATACCATGTAACGATAACCTGTCTCTCTATCATGTCCTTTCCCTCCTTACAGCCTATTCAATGGACAGTCGATGCTACACTTGTTGTCTATCATCACTCCGTCCTTTTCCTCGTCCCAAATGTCGGGATACTTGCAATAATGGTTGCATATCTCGTTGCAGACCTCCTCGATGATGTCTCTTGCGGTCTTGTCCTTCTTTTCCTCGCTCATACCGTCACCCCCTCTGCGATTATCTCGCCTGCGCTGCCGACTCTTCCGCTGTAGGCCTCACCACCCTGTACGAAGACATCAAGGGAGTGGTTGTCTGCGTGGAAGTTAATCACCCACTCGTTGTCGAAGTCTTCCTCTGTTCCGTCATAGTGCCTTATCGACATCGACAGTGATTCGATGTCCTTGTCATACTTGAGGGCGATTTCCTTGATCTCCTTGATCTTCTCCACGATTGCCAGCTCCGCCTCCGTCCTTGTCATTGCCTTCTTGGGTTCTTCGTACTCGAAGCAGGACTTGTACTCCTTGTCCCACCATCCCCAGAATGGGCAGTAGTCGCAGTCTTCGTGATTGCATACCTCTTGAGGCGCAACGCAGGGATTGCCGTCCTGCTCGAAGCCGAACACCTCTTTGAACTTCTCTCTGTTAGTCATTGCCCACCTCCAGCGTCTCTGTTTCGGTGTTTTCCAGAATCTCGATTGCGTGATTTATGTCGTATATTGTCGGCATTTCATCTGTCACGTCCTTGTACCATTTGAACCCATCTTCGCATCTATTATTGACCATGTGCTTGAGTAGGTTCGCCACCCTCTTTGCATTAAATTCAATCGTCATTCTTTTTCCCCTTTCTCCTTGTGTTCCATTCCTTAATCGCTCTATCCTTGCCGAGCCAGCCTGCGTATCTGGTTGAGCATTCAGGGTTATCGCATATAACCTTGTAGAAGCCGTTCTTCATGCCGACTGATGCAGAAGAGCCGCAGAACGGGCATGGCTTGATTTCTTTGTTAATCACATCGCACCCCCTATCAGTTCATCAATGCTCATCTGGTTGTCTGTCAAATCCTCCGGCTTGAGCAGCATTTCCTCTTTTGCTCTGCGGTAAAATTCTTTGTTTATCTCGAATCCATAAAAGTTTCGTCCTAATTCCTGACAAGCTCGTGCTGTTGAACCAGAACCGAAGCAGGGGTCAATGACAACATCCCCTTCATCCGTGAAAGTCTCAATCAGCTTTTTCAGGAGCTTTACAGGCTTTTGTGCCGGATGGATTTTCGGGACATTCTTTTCATCCTTTTCCCACATGAACCAGTCAAAAACCATGCGCCCAGTTCCTCGGATGTTCTTTCCGTTTTCATCTATCTGCACACCGTTGCGGAATTTTGGCAATTTGTCCCGGTAAAATAACAGAGCGTGTTCTGTTGCGCCAACCACTCGCATATTTGCTTTCAGCACCTGTGGGCTGTAATTCTTGATAAAGGTCAATGGAATATAATTCTTGAATCCTTGTTTGTTGGCAGCATTTATCAAGTCATGAGTCTGTTCAAAGGAACAGAACACGATCATGCACGGACTGTTGGAGCTTCTGCCTCTGCCTTGTGGCTTTGTGTCGTCTTTTCTCATAAGCCTTGAGCAAAAATGGAAATACTCATAAACATTAAAGTTATAATCGCTTGCGAATGCACTCTTGCCTGCCAGCTTGCTCTCTCCGTTCTTGTTATCCCCCCCCACATACCACATAGGATTTGAGCCGTAAAAGTTATTTCCCACATTGTATGGAATATCTGCAATAATTAACTGCGCCTTCTGTATGGGATAGCATTTCCACCCCTGCATCGAGTCGTTGTATAATTCACATTTAAGTCTGCTTTTCATTCTTTTCTCCTTAATTACCTGTTATTCATCGACCGTCATCTGCTTCATCATGGTCAACCGCCTCCACCACGAATCCGTTCCCGATCTTCACTGCCCACTGTTCAGCCTCTGTCCTGTCTTTGTACTGTCCCCAGTACCACACAGAGCCGTCCTCTGCCCTGCGTGCTACGATGTAGGGATATACAATCTTGCTTGCGTTGTTGATGTTGAGTTCTACCTTCATGCTTTCTCCTCTCTTGCCCTTCTGCTTAATGCTTTGATTAACCCTGTTCCCATGCCTGTGATGTAAGCGTTGACCGCTTCATCCTTGTATTTGGCTCTTAACGCTTCAAAACTGTCCTGATAGATGTCAAAGTCGCCTTTTGCCAATGACTCCCTGTATGCTTTCCAAATCATCGCCATGCAATCGTGCAGGGCGAGGTCTAACTCTTCTCCGTGTAGCTCTTCCATCTGTTCTCCTTCCTCAGAATGGCGGTATCTCATCCGCCTGTCTGCCTATGAATCCGTCAAAGTCCCAACCGTACACCATCTTCTCAAGAGGACTGTTCTTCAGCCTTCTGGTGGACTTTTCGTACCACAACGGAATGAATAAGTCTTGCAATCCGTTCTCTCGTTCTTTCACAATCTCGATGCAGTTGTCACCGCCCAAGTCGTATCCGCTCTCTTCGTCTTCGTCCTTCTTCTTTGTGCTGATTGCTGGAAGTCCGAGGATGTCCTGCCTATAGCCTCTCAGAAAGTCCCGATTAACCCTGTGAACGATTAGAGCATTATCCACAAGGTTTCCGAGTGAACCGCTCCCCCCAACATCATCCAGCCGAAGGAATCCTGCTGCCTTTCTCGGATGTGCCACGAAGATGATGTGGCAGTTGCAGACCATTGCCAGGTTCTTGAGCGTTTCCACGAAGAGCTTCTGCTGATCCCATTTGTCTGCTCTGCGGTCTGTCGTAATGTCCGACAAGTCCAAGATGCTCATGTTGTCCAGCACCACTAAGTCTGCCTGCAGTCGTTTAATGATCTCGTTCAGCCCTATTGCCAGCTTATTGAAGTTACTTCCAAAGTCGTTGTTGTAGAGCCAGAACCTCTCGCCAAGCCACTCTGCCACCTTGCCCTTGGCTTCATCCTTGCAGAACCAACAGTCTTCGTACTTCTTCGATTCTGCCACCCAGTCCTCACCTGCTGCCTGCTGGTACATCCAATTCATGAAGCGTGTGTCCTTTAACTCGCCCGAGTAGACTACTGTGGTGTAATCCTGATCTATGGCATTCAGCACCCATTGTGACAGGAGCGAAGACTTTCCCGATGCTCTGAGACCGCTCACAAGTGTGATCTCGCCCTTTGCCAATCCGCCTGCCTTTTTGTCGAACTGCACCAAGCCTGTCTTGATGTATATGCGTTCCTCTCTCGGCTTGCTCAGGATGTCTCTTGCCGTCTCGAACATCTTTTCGGGATGTTCCTGCTCTGCAGGAGCATTTGTGTACGCTATGTCCTGCCTATTGCGGTTGTATGCCTTGTACTGCTTCCATCCCTCATTGATTCGCTCATCATCTGCCAAGGTCTTGTCATCATATGCATCCGGCTCAAACTTTAGCCGAAGTTCTCGCCAATCATGCCCTCGACAGCTGTTATGCAGGCATTTGAAACAAATCGCCCCACTTGGCATCTTGATCACTGCGCTGTCTGGTGCTTTGTGGCTTCCATCGAACGGACATTCCTCAAGCACATATTTGGTCGTGTCCTTCCATGTCTTGACCGTTGCCACCCTGATGCCGTAATGAGCGAGCCAATCTTCAACATCGAACGCATTCTTCTTGCTGATGCGTGTCGTGGTCGTCTCCTGCGGTAGCTCTGCTGCCAATCTCTCAAGGATATCCTTCTTCACCACCTCTGCTGTGGGCGGTGCGGATATAATCCGACTCATCCTGTGCGGTCTTTCCTTGGTGCTCGAGCCTTTCTGTGCCATCGTGCCATACAGTTTGCTGATGCGTGCCGGATTGAATACCGAGGTATCAACCTCTACCTTTTCATCACTGAAGAGGAATGCCAGGGCTTTCAGGCATCGCTCGATCAGGCTTATGTTATCCTTATTGTTCGCCAAGTTTACCTGATACAGAAGATGGATACCGTTACCACTACAAGCCATTACCGGGGCAGAGAAACCAAGCTCCCGAAGGTACTCGGCAATCTTCAATCCTCTGTAATATGCTTCTGTTAATTCTGCTGCCGTACTGCTGATGCCAGTCCTGCGCACAGGGTCAAGATCAACGAGCATCCAATTGTATGCCACAATGTCAGCATCACTTGTGGTCACCTTACACTGCCGGAAGCAGTCGTGCTGTTCTCTGCTATAACAGCTGTCGTCTATCTGGTTGAGCGTATAGAACACATTCGTTCCCTTGAGGCTTATCTTGTTCAATTCTTTCAGGAGCTTTTCACCATCGGTGAAGTATCCGCTGATTGTTTGCTTGCCCTGCAGGATCCTAATCTCGAATAGTCTGCCATCAGGCTTCAGAAGCCGTAGGGCATCTATTATCTTTTGTTGGTCTATATTCGTACTTATGCTCATTCTGGCTCCCCTTCCCAGAGAAAAACTCCCGACTGCGAAGCAGTGTTCTTTATTTCTTTTTCTTTCTTCCTGTTCTTATATTTCTTATCCTTCTTTAGTCGTGTTACGTTTGCGGTGTCATGGTCGGTGTCATCCGATGTTGCGTTTGCGGTGTCATGGTCGGTGTCATCCGATGTTGCGTTTGCGGTGTCATGTGCGGTGTCGTTTGCGGTGTCATCTGTGGTGTCATCCGTGTACCCTCGATTTCCACTTTCGCCATAATCCATGAGGGTTATAGTGGTGCCATGTGTAGTGCCGTTTTTGGTGATTAACCCCACCTCTTCGAGTAGATTTAGGTATGTCGTAACTCTGCGTTTTCCCCACTTCCACCGTACCGCCAAGTGTTCCAAGCTGGTGAACACTTGACCTCTTCGGATGGTGATTGCCTTCCGGCTGTACCGGGGGACGAACTGCTTATCTTCATAATTTGCCATCAGTATGAGGTCAATGTATGCATCTCGGATCCCGAATGGCTCATCTGTCTGCCACACAGGACTGTCTACGATGTCTCGCTGGAGCTTTATCCAGCCAATTTTCCCTTTAGCCATTCCCTTCACCTCCTCCCAAAATCCTCACGATCTCTGCGCCTGTGTTCCGCTTCTCGCAGAATCTGAACTCGACTCCGTACCGCTCTGAGATGGTGGTGAGCGACTTGAACAGCTGTTCTCCTGTCGTGGCTTTCGGGTACTTCAGCACTTTGACCGGGTGTCCGTCCTGCATTCTCCATTCTCCCTTGGTGAGCCTTGGATTCTGCCAGAAGATAAGGTCATCGAGTGTGGTGATGTCCTCGCCATGTTCACAAAGGATAATCAGCCGAATGTTATGCTCTTTCGCCCTGATTAATTCATCCCTGAATCGCTCATGTTGTTGGGTGACATTCCCTATTAACTCCTGAAGGTCTTTTTTGCGGTCGATGCAGAGCCTTGGATTGTCAAGGCTCATGTAATCGCCCACATATAGCTTCGAGATGAAATAATCGACTCCCAGATGGTCAAACTGCTTCTTTATTCGAGAAAGCTCGCTCTTATGTTCTCTTGAATCGATTTGTATCTGCATCGGTTACCTCAAAACGGAATCACTTCGTCTGCTTCGTTGCCATTGTTCACAATGTCATCAGGTATCATTGCGCTGCTTGTCGCTCCATTGTTGACAGGCAGGAGCTTGTCCGCAGGAATATCGGCACCGTCAGCCTTGTCGTCTGCGCAGAACCACCGAAGCTCATGGCGCATGTTTACCTTGCCGTTGTACTCGTTCTCTACCCTGCCGAATACTCCCCCGATTTTCTTGTTTTTGAACTGTGCGGCGAACTTCTCGCCCCATATAGCCTCGCACTTGTTGGATGCTTCAAAGGCTGTGATGAAGCTCTTGAAGCTCCTTGAGCATTTGCCTTCCTTATCCTCGGTCAGAATGTACTGAGTGCCAGAGTGCGGCCATTTCTTGTCCGGGCGGATGTCGTTCTTGTACTCGTTCATCATGTATTCCGGCTGACTGTCGTTCTTCGCAAAGTCGAAGCTGACCTTGAGCATCGGCTTTCCTGCCTTGCTGGTAGTCTCCTCCACATTCTTGATCACCATGTGGTGACCGCCTAAAATGATGGGGGTAAACTCTCCACCTGCCTTCACTTCGTTGTATCCATTTGGCTTGTTCATGATTAATCCTCCTTAAATTTCCATTCGTATTTGTTTGCTTTTTTTCTCTTTCCCATACAACATTGAGATATGCTTGAAAGATTAGTTTTTGTTTTTTTGCTTGCCTCGGTAATTGAGTTAAAACAATTAATTACTATTTCGTCTTTGATTTGCAGGACAGGCTTTTTTGATGCTTCAACTCCTTTGCCCCAATATTCAATTTTTTTATGCTTTTCGCCGATAGATCCATATTTTGAGTTATAGGAATGTGTACACCATTCAAGATTTTCAACGGCGTTATTTGATTTGTTTTCATCTTTGTGGTTAACAATCGGATAATTATTTGGGTTAGGTAGAAAAGCTTCAGCCACTATCCGATGCCCTAATATCAAGGTGCGCTTCCCATTTCTTTGGAGAGAATATTGTGCGTATCCTGTGCGTAGAATGTTAGGTTTTAACACTTTTCCGTTTCGTAAACTGTACACATTATCCCCAATATCCACCTCATACAATCCCTCGAACCCTTTAATAGGTTTCTGCATTGTTGTGTTCCTCCTTAATATTCTTTGAGTGCATCCAGCACCTTTGTTATATCGTTGTCTATTTCATCCGCTTCAAACGCTCCCATCGGGGTCTTTGCGGTGCTATTATCCGCATGAACCTTGAACTTGTACTCACCGCCCTCGCATACCGCATGGAGCACGGTTGTCAGCTTGGACTCAATACAGAGCTTATCGAGCTTCTTTCCGCTGGTCTTTATCCTTGTGAACGTATAGCCATCATCTTCCTTTTGCGTCTGTGAATGGCATACAAAGATAATTGTTAAGTTGTCTCGCATCTCAAGCGACTCATTGACCAAATCCCAAATGCACTGTGCCAAATCCACCCACTTGTCAAAG